TACTATTTACCCCGACAATGTCGAATACACTCCAGTGCTTAACAACTGTTATAACCTTTACGCAAAGTTTTCGCATAAATTCGTTATTGATGAGGTTAACCAAAACGATATACCCGTAACTATGGGATTGATACACCACATTTTTGGTGAGCAATGGGAGCTTGGTTTAAAGTATATGAAAATACTTTACGAATATCCGCGCCAAATATTGCCAGTGTTGGCCCTTGTTTCTACTGAGCGCGAAACAGGTAAAACAACTTTCTTAAATTGGATTCAAATGTTGTTTGGAGAAAATACTACCTTAATCAATCCAAGTGACCTTACAAGTAACTTTAATGATGCTTACGCAACAAAAAACATTATTATGATTGATGAAACGACCATCGATAAACAACACGCAATTGAAAAGTTAAAATCAATAGCAACTGCCAAAACAATGTCGGTTTCGCAAAAGTTTGTTAGCCATTATAGTGTGCCATTTTTTGGCAAAGTTATTTTTTGCACCAATAAAGAATCTGACTTTATGCGAATTGATGAAGAGGAAATTCGCTTTTGGGTGCGCAAAATTAAACTTATTAAAGGCAAAAAGAATACTAACATTGAAAACGATTTGTTTAATGAGATACCAAGGTTTCTTAAATATCTTATACAACTTCCTGCAATAGACTTTAGCAAATCGCGTATGGTTTTTACCAAAGATGAAATATTAACCGAATCATTGCAAGTTGTTATGGAGGAAAGCAAAGCTTGGATGCGTAAAGAAATTAAAGAGTTATTTCAGGATTATTTTGATAATAATTCTGGTATTGAATTTATTGAAGTTACTGCAAAAGATATTAAAGATCGTTGGTTTACTACTAATAATAATGCTCAAATTAATTATATTAGAAAAGTGTTAAAGGAGGAAATGAAACTTATACCATCGGAATTGAAACGATATAAGGTTTGGCCCGATTTAGGATTTAACGAAAGAGTTGGGCAAGTATTTACCTTTTATAATCATAACATGCCTAAAAACCAATCAGTTAATAACAATAAAGATTGTGTTGATGACCCTAATGATGAAATGCCTAAATTTGCATTTGTAAAATAAACTTTTTACAAAATTATATTAATATGCTGATAATCAATATTGTAAAAAATATGTGTAAATTTGCAAAAGCTACCTCGGTTTATATCATAATTGAAAACACCAGAGTTTATTGTAGTTATTACTTATATACTATATATAATAATAATAATAATAATATATATAGCTACTGTAAGTAAGCATACAGCGTTGTAAAAAATCTGTAAAAAAGTTGTTAAATCCTTTGTAAAAAACCAAATTTGTAAAAAATGAAAATTTACACAATCCCAGAATTCGAACTTTATTACCACAATCAATACAAACGGTCTAACATGGCCCAAGCGTTTTGGCAAACCTTACCGATTGAGCGATTTAACTTGAATAAAAAGAAAGTGGTTAAGAAGCAAAAAGCGGAGCTTACGACAAACCATTTAGACTTACCAGTTAACAATGTTATCCAACCGAAAGAAACCAAAGATGCATTTAACACTAATAAGTTTACCGATTTGATTATTGCTTACTTAAAGGCAGTGCATAGCTGCAATAGTGCAAGGAGAATAAGTAGTGAGGGTAGATATAGAAAGGGTATAGGTTACATTGCAGGGTTGAACAAAGGTATGGAGGACATACAATGTATATTGAAAGGGAAACTATTTGCCATTGAGGTCAAATCCCCAACGGATAAAATGGGAGAAGCACAACTTAAACGCAAAGCAGCAATTGAAGCCGATGGAGGTAATTACATAGTAGCCACATCGTTTGAGCAACTGCAAACTGAATTGTTTACATTATTAAAATAATACTTATCTTTGCAAAGTGTAAAATACAATAAAATACAATAAAATACACGAAAAAATGTTTATTAAAGGAAACAAGGGAAAACCTAAAGGAGCGCAAAACAAACTGACCAAATCGGTTAAAGAAGCGTTTGAAATAGCGTTTAGTGAGTTACAGGAAGATAAAGAAGCTAAACTGACTAATTGGGCAAAAGAAAACCCAACAGAGTTTTATAAGTTGGCTGCTAAACTTATACCGACATCTGTTAATGCTGATTTGACTACAAAAGGCGAGGCTGTTAAAATGTGGCAAGTAGAATTTGTAGATGCTAAAAAGTAAAGTAAAAATTAACGAAGCATACCGCCCCGCACTTTCAAGCCAACATAGATACTTGGTATTGAAAGGCGGGGCGGGCTGATTGGATCTGGCAAATCCATAGCTGCCGTTCAAAAGATAATCCTGCGCATCACAACCGAGCAAGGGCATCGCATATTGTGCATTAGAAAGGTAGCAACAACTATCCGCAATAGTGTGTATCAATTGTTTGTCGATAAGCTTCTTGAATACGATATATTCAGCGAATTCACTATTAACAAAAGTGAGATGCGCTTCACACACAATCCAACAGGTAATGAAATATTGTGCGCTGGAATGGATGACCCCGAAAAAATTAAATCCATTGCCGGTATAACATCAGTATGGTGCGAGGAAGCAACCGAGCTCGATGAATTAGATTTCAATCAGTTGGAACTTCGTGTACGAGGCGAAACAAACAACTACAAACAATTTATAATCACATTCAACCCCATAAGTGAGCAACACTGGATAAAGCGTAGATTTTTTGATGAACCTGATGCGGAAACGATGCTAATGAATACGACATACAAAGACAATTCGTTTTTAGATGCCGATTACATCCACCATTTAACCGAAAGAGTAAAAGCAAACCCAAACCTGCACAAAGTTTATGTGCTTGGGGAATGGGGTAAAGTTGATTTCGGTGGCGAATTTCTTAAAAGTTGGTCAACTATCAAACACACTGGCATTGTAACCTATGACCCATCATTAGCAGTTTGGCTTTCATTCGATGAAAACGTAAACCCATATTTTCCTTGCGGCATTTTTCAAATTAGTGATGACAACGAAATAAGATTGATTGATTGCATTGCGCTAAAAAACCCCGACAATACAACTAAAGCAATGGGCAGGGCAATAATGCAACGGTTAAGACATTGGAAGCATAACGGACATGTTTATGTGTGTGGCGATAGCACATCGCAAAAGGATGACGTTAAACAAGAAAAGGGATTCGATTTGTTTAGACTATTAATCAATGAATTAGATGAAGTTAAACCAATTAGGCGCGTGGCTAAATCAAATCCAAATGTGCGACCAAGTGCCGATTTCTTTAATGCTATTTTAGGCTACAATGAGCAAGGCATTAGTTTTATAGCTGATGAAAGTTGCCGCGTGGCAATATTAGATTTTGAAAACACCAAAGAGGATAAGAATGGAAAAGTAGATAAGAAGACAGTAACCGATCCTGTGACCAAAGTAAGTTACCAACCATTTGGTCACATTGTTGATTTAACACGTTACTTAATCACATCGGTATTCGCCTCACAATATGCAAGGTTTCAAACAGGAATTATTAAACCGCTTGTTGTTGTTGGTAGAGATGCTGAATATAAATCAGCAAGTAGATTTTAGTTCTTCGCCAGTTAATGCGAAATAAAGGTTTTGCAGTTGGTGGATGTAAAGTATTTTATAAGGCAAAGTGTATTCTTCGTTTGCGCCAATATCGCAATTCCCGCTTAATGGCGATATGTAAATAGTTGTAAATTTGGTTTTTAACATAAACCATTCTCCTTTTAAGATACTAATAAACCCAAAGTTAATTAATAATTCTTCTGTGATGGGGGTGTTATTCATAGTTAGTTTGATTTGGTCACCACAAACATAATTAATTTTAGTTACATTTTAAGCATTTATCAAATTTTTTATTATTATTTTGCATCATGGCACGATTCTTAAAAACCTCCGACTATCTTTCAATTATTCAAACGGTTGACCTCAATCAGATAACCGAGAACACCCCGCAAAATTTGTACGATAGCGAGGTTAAGGCCATAAGTAGAATGCGCACTAAATTGGTGCAGCGTTACATGGTTGACATTGAATTAGGCACAATGGATGCCTATTCAGCATCAACACATTACAGAACACGCGACAGAGTTATATTAGGCGAAGTAATCACACACGTTAATGACTTTAGCAGATGGGATAACAAAACTGAATACATTATAGGCAACATTGTAACCGATGACAATGGCTATGTTTACACTGCTATTGCAGCAAGCACAAACCAAGCATTGACATTAACTGCATACTGGTCTAAAATGATAAACATTGCAACAAGCAACGCAACCTATTGGACTGTTGGTGATAATAGATACCCGATGTTTGTGGAGCTTGCAATGGATATGACACTATACAACTTGCACGCAAGGATTAACCCGCGTAACATCCCCGATTTGAGAATAGAACGCAATCGCGAAGCATTAGACCAATTAGACAGATGGGCAAGCGGCACAGATACGGCAGAGGTGTTAAACATCAATTCAACCGATAGCACTGGCTATTCGATTCGCTACGGTAACAGTTTAGATAAACAAGATAATTTCTTTAAATAATGGCTTGGTATAACGATATATTTAACTTTAATAAACCACAACCGCAGAAAGCCAACATTCGTAAGACTATTGACTTTGAGCAACAGTTACAACGTGTTAGACAGGATGCGACAAAGTTTAACATAGCATTACAAGCGGCTGAATCACCGATGTACCCAAATAGATTTTTGTTGATGCAAACCTATCAACAAATTGTGTTAGATGGGCAGGTGCAATCGGCAATGTTACAACGTAAATCAAAGATATTAAGTAAGAAGTTTATGGTTTATGGCCCAGATGGCGAATGTGATGAAGCTAAAACTGCATTGTTCAATCAAAAGTGGTTTTATGACTTTCAAAGTTTATCTTTAGATTCTATATTTTGGGGTTTTAGTTGCATTCAATTTGGCGCAATAATAAACGATAAGTATTCGAGTGTAGAATTGATTCCGCGCATTTATGTAGTGCCTGAATTTAGTTTAGTGCGCACAAACACTGCAACGGTAACAGAGGGCAAACATTTCGATGTGTCACCATATAACAACTGGTGTATAGGTGTAGGCGAAAAGAAAGATTTAGGATTAATGATGTACCTTGCGCCATACGTTATTTGGAAGAAAAACGCAATGGCAGCGTGGGCGGAATTTGCTGAAGTGTTTGGTTCACCGATAAGAGTTGGCAAAACAGATGTGCGCGATGAATTGACACGTAAAAATATGGAAAACATGCTACGCAATATGGGTGTAGCTTCGTGGGCTGTGTTGGATTTAAACGACAACATCGAATTGATGCAAGCAAGCCGCACCGATGCTTATGCAGTATTTGATAAAATGGTAGAGCGTTGCAATTCAGAAATAAGTAAGATTATTTTAGGGCAAACAGGCACAACTGATGAAAAAAGTTATTCAGGCAGCGCTAATGTTCACGAGGGTGTTGCTGCTATGATAGCGAAGCAAGACACGTTAAAAATGCAATTCATTATTGAAGACCAGTTAGTGCCGATGATGATTAGAAATGGTTTTGACTTGGCAGGATGCACATTTAAGTATGATGATAGCGAGAATTTGCCATTGATGGAGCAAGCAAAGATTGATGCTTCATTTATGCCATACGTTAAGTTTGAACACGAATATTTAGAGCATAAATATGGCATCGAATTGCAGGATGAAATGGGTGTAGAGGAAGAAGAAGAAGAATTAACCAACATTGCAAAACGATTAAGAAACATATATAGCTAATGTGCGGCTACTGCGACATATTGAACATTGATAAGGAGGTTGACCCACCTACACCGTTTGATGAAAACGATTTTAATCGTATGTCGAATGATGTGTGGATTGGTGCGATTAATAACCAAGTGTTGCCAGAGGGAATTTATTTAAAGACTGCGAAATATTTAAGAGATGGAATTGATTTAGCGCCAGTTGTTGATGAGGTATTAGTTGCCGATTTAACCAATAACATCTACATATTTTCGGGTGCTAAAACATACCAACAAACAAGGGCAATGACTGCGATGTTGGCAGACCCCGAATTGCAATCAAACTTTTATAAGTTTAAAGAGGCAGTTAGGCCTATGTTTACGCTATACAACGAAGACTATTTGCAAGCCGAATATCAAACTGCTAAAGCTTCAGCACGTATGGCCTCCGATTGGAAGCGCATAGAAGCCGATGCCGATGTGTTACCGTTATTACAATATCAAACCGTTGGTGATGGCAGAGTAAGACCAACACACGCGGCATTAGATAATATTATTCGCCCTATAAGCGACCCGTTCTGGAAACAATACTACCCCCCGAATGGGTGGCGTTGTCGTTGTACCGTAATACAACTATCAGAGGGGCAAGAAACTGATTTGAGCAAGTTTACACCGCCCGAAGATGTGCCGCCATTGTTTAGGATGAACGCGGGCATTGATGGCTATGTGTTTAAGGAAAAGGGCAAAGATAAGCATCCTTACTTTGACATTGCAAAAGGTGACAAAGAAATGGCTAAAAAGAATTGGAATTTACCTATACCGACATAATGGCAAAGAGCAATAAATTCGATTTAAAACAGGCAGAAAAGAAAGCGCGTAAAGCGATGGAAGCGGCTATTGTTGATGTTGGTAACACTGCAAAAGTATTTTTTGTTGATTCGTTTAGGAAGCAAGGTTGGGATGACAAGAATGTGCAGAAGTGGAAACCAAGAAAGCGCACAACGTATAAAACTAAAGGCGGTAAAACAGTTGATGACACAACACGCGCTATATTGGTTAAGACTGGAGATTTAAGGCGGTCAATAATTCGTAACCCAGCAAACAGAGCAGCGTTAACTATTAAAATTAGCACTGATTTGGTTTATGCTGCGCGACATAACAATGGTTTAAAAAAAATGCCCAAGCGTCAATTTATGGGCGATAGTTACAACTTGAATGAGAAAGTAAAAGCAGTTATTGTTAAACGATTAGATAACATTTTTAAGTAATGCAGTTAGCAATATATAATCAATTAAAGGCACGTATCAGCACACTTCAATCATTGAAGTATGTTGCACTATGGAACAACCAATTTGAGCGCGAGGATGTGAATATTCCATTTAATTATCCTTGCTGCTTTATTGAGTTTCCATCTGCCGACTACATTGAAAACTTGCAAGGGCAACAACAAGGCGCAATGTCAATAGCTTTGCATTTAGGTTTTGAAAGCTATAAGACAGAAGACACCGATATATTGCAACTAAAACAAGACTTAAATGCTTTGATACATGGTTGGTCAACACCTTATAACAGTAGATTCTTGCGCAGAAGTGAAATTCAATCAGCAGACCATACCAACATTCAAGAGTTTATCATTACTTACACAATGCAAGGCTTTGACTATTCTGCAATGGATGGGCCAACAACAGAGGTGTTAGTTACAACATTGGTTACAAACAACAGCCCACAATTAGACAACGCAATTATTCGCACTGGATTTATTCCTGAATCAATAGCGTTAACAAGTGAATTAGGTTACGAATTATTAACAGAAACAGGTTATACACTTATAATACAACAATAAAATGGCAGAGCAAAAAATTTCCGAGTTACCAGCAGCAGGCGCAATTACAGGAACTGAAAAAGTAATAGTAAATCAAAATGCAGTTACATCAATAACAACTGTTAATGCTATTGTTGGTTATACAACTGCAACAGGTGCAACAGGATCATTTACTACCGCTAATGGAAAAACAGTTACCGTAGTAAAAGGACTTATAACATCAATTGTATAATGGCCAGAACAGTAGCACAAATAAAACAATCAATGTTGGATGCAAAGAATGCAGACCCAACATTATCGGCATTGACCTCAACAAGTCAAACTGCCAAATGGAATCTATATTATTTTATTGTAGCTTCTTGCATAGCTATATTTGAGCAATTGCAAGACCTATTTAAAACAGATTTAGAATCCATCGCAAGCACAGCAGCACCAAGCACACCGCAATGGACACGAAACAAAGTTTTAAAGTTTCAAAGTGGCGATATTGCTGAATTAAACACAACAACATTTACTGTTGAATATCCAACAATTAACACTGCTAATCAAATATTGACAAGGTGTGCAGTAATTACCGCCCCAAACAGAACGGTATTAATTAAGGTTGCTAAATCTAATCCCCCAGCGCCATTGTCACTTATTGAAAAAGCATCGTTGCAAAGATACATTGAAACCTTTAATCCTGCGGGCATTGCGTTTACGATTATCAATGAGAATAGCGATAAGATGGAAGTGGCAGCAACTATCTACTATAACGGTCAATATTCAGCAGTAATAAGCACAAATGTAGTGGCAGCATTGAACAATTACATGGCTAACTTACCATTTAACGGTGTTATAAGCACACAAGCAGTTGTTGATGCGATGCAAGCGGCAGAGGGTGTTATTTCGGTATCATTAGCACGTATATTAGTAAGAAAAGATACGGTTGCTTATGGCGCAGGTGTAACATTGTACAACTTGGCAACTGGTGTTGATAGTGTGCAATATCAAACTATTGCGGGTTATGTAGTACAAGAAACAACTGCAACACATACATTTGCAGATACACTATCTTATATTGTACAATAATGAGTAGCATCATAAACACAGATACATTTGCAGTCAACTTCTTGCCACCAAAGAAGCGGCTGCCAATTTACAAAGCTTGGACTAAAACACTTGTAAAACCATTGCAAGTGCTATACAACACAATGTTTGGCACGTTTAAAGATGGGAATGCAGCGGCATTGTATAGCGGTGCAACTGCTTATGCAGTAGGTAACCAAGTGAAATACACAGACAAAGCAGTGTATCAATGTTGGGTTGCAAGCACTGGTAATTTGCCAACAAACACAAACTTTTGGTTTAAAATTCAAGACAACTTTGTAGGCATTGAACCGAGATGTAAATACAATGCACAACACATCTTATTTGAGTGGGCATTAAATGAGTGGTTTGGAACTACGTTTGTAAATGTGCCGGGTGATAGTGATATATGGATAGGCCCGGGCAGTCCAAGTGATGTGGTGCTTTACGTTGGATTTACAGAGGTAAACAGTTCGTTAATAGTTTATGGCAATGGCGAAGCGGAAACATTTATACAAGCTATAAACATTGCAAACACAGGCAGCGAATTTACAATTAATGTGCCTATTGGTGTGGCAAACGCTTTAACAATACCACCTACAACAGATATTGCACCGAATATTAGCGCAAACAATGAAAATATAATTAGGCAAATTGCCGACCTGTATAACTATGCAGGCATAACTTATGATGTAATAACATATTAAAATGAAAAAAGTAAAACACACAGACATTTCAAGTACAAGTGCAATGCCATTCAAAAGCGGCACATTAGCACATTTACAAGCGGCTTCCCAAGAATCTGATTTAAATATAATTCAAATGCTAATAGCGCAAAATGACACAGAGGTAAATCCTGCTGCATTGCCTGCAAGAATTATGTATGGTTGTAGAAAAGTTGGTTCAAGTATATCTATCGGTTGTATAGTTTATAATGATGAAATATTTTTATGTCCCGCAGCATCTGGTTTAACACCCGGAGTTGGTCAAACAATTGTTGGCACAATTACAACAACATATATAACTGCTGCTAATTATGACCCTGCATTATTTTCAGATGGCACATCAAATAATGTTCACGAAAATAGAAGAATAGTTTGGAGTGTAGGCGCACCGCTTAGTGGTGACTTTAATTTTGATGACTTACAACTTTATGGTCAATTTAATACTATTTCATTTAATTCAAGTTATTTATCTGCATCAAGTGGCACATTAACATTACCCGGTGGTGCAGCAGATTGGAATGTTAAATATAGACAAGAGGGCAGAACTATTTGGATTGATTACGCAATAGGCCCAATGACATTAACAGGAAGCAATGCAAGTGCAATAACATTAACTTTGCCATTTACTGCTAATTTCAAAAGTCAATTTAACAACGGTGCTTATTATGAAAATTTAGCAGGAAGTCCAACTAAAGGATTTGCAATTGGGTTTACTATTGCAGGTTCAAAGGATATAAACTTTACATTACCAAGCGGCAGTTGGACAATAGGCACAGGCATACAAATTTACGGTCAAATTACTGCTGAATTAGCTAAAATAGCGTAGTTTAAAACCTATTCTTTCCATAATGCTCCGATAATATTTCTTTGAGCAAATAAGATTCTTTGGTGCCAGTCCTTTCGACTTCATCAAAGAATTTCTTTTTTAATTCGCCTGTTAAGTGAGCAGTTACGCGAGCTTTCGCGGCTTGTTTTTTCTCTGCTATATCGTTTTTAGGATTCGCCATTTTTAAATATTAGTTACTAAACACCACAAAATTAGTAACTTATTTCGATTCAAGTGCAAATATGTAACGATTTTTGTACAATGAAAATTACGAACATATCTAACGAGGTTGCCACAATGCTTATTTATAAGCACATTGGCAATATTGATGGTATGGATAATGGCATTAACGGTGCATTTATCGCGGAGGATATTCAATACATTAACGATAATTATTCGGATCAAGTTAAGTGCATTAACATACGTATCAATTCGATTGGTGGAAGTGTTGCTGATGGGCTTTCAATCGTTAGTGCTATACTTAACAGTGCTATACCTGTAAACACTTATATTGATGGCATGGCTTATTCAATGGCTGGTGTTATTGCGATATGTGGCCAAAAGAAATATATGGCCGATTATGGCACATTTATGATGCACAACGCAAACGGTGGCAGTGATGAAGAAGTGTTGAATTTAATTACAAATAGTTTAGCAAAGATATTTGAACGCAATACAAATCTTACATTAGATAAGTGCAAAGATTTAATGGCAAAAGAAACTTGGATGACTGCCGAAGAATGTATGAATTTAGGCATAGTTGATGAAATCATAGAAACAAAGAAAATGAAGCCTGCAATGAACGCAACTGTGCGCGAGTTACACGCTATCTACAATAAAGTAATAATTAAAACAGAAACCAAAATGAATAAATTAACTGATTTATTAAAGCTATCAAATGAGGCTTCAGAAGAATCAATCATTGAAGCGGTTAACGCTAAAGATGCAAAGATTGCTGAATTAGAAGCAAGCATCGAAGCACAGAGCAACGAATTACAAGCATTGAAAGATGCTAACAACGAAGCCGTACAAGCAGCGAAAGTTGAACTTATTGAAAACGCAATAAAAGAGGGTAAAATTGCTGATGCAAGCAAAGAAATTTATTTGACATCTAACAAGTCTAATGATGAATTGAAAGATGTGTTTAGCAAGCTTACACCTGCATACACACCTATCTTTGAAAACAAAGCAAACACACCATCAGCAGTTGCAGGTCGTGAATCTTGGACTTTCAACGATTGGTCAAAGAACGACCCAAAAGGATTAGCAGAAATGAGAGTAAACGATGCAGCATCATTTGAGGCATTGATTAACAACTTGCCTGCTAACTTGTCACCAAACTACAACCCATCAACAGATAAAAGATTC